CTGAACGCTCCACTGTGCTGATCCGTCGTCCGCTTTAAGAGTTTTCACAGGGATATAATCAGCAGAGCGGAACTTCAATATTTCGCCAGCAGAAACAGTGTACATATATTTCCAACGATAACCATCGGCAGTATTGATGATTGATGATGGATCTGTTCCTGTTGGCTTTACAGTTGAGTTTGCGCCACGATTATTGTCGATGCATTTATACACATTGTATTCTGGATCAGTGAATGTGTAGAATTCTTTAGAGTATAGTGACTGATCCTGATCATCGTAGATATCGTAATAATGATTACTAGCCCAGTTATAACGAGTTGTAACATGCGAAACGTCTGACGTTTGTACTTTTTTAAGAGCAATCATATTACGCCAAATGTCGTAATATGTGTTCTGATACGAGTCTTCTACAGGAGGAGGATATTGTTCAGAAAAAATCTTACGCAAATAGGCGTTGGCGCCTGTGGTGTTCGAACCGCTAGGTCTTGGTGTAACAATTAATGTTTGTGCAGTAGGTATCGCATGAACACGCACGGTGTTAGCCTGACCTGTAAATCCTACCCAGTCGCCTACAGCGAGTTCAGTGGTAAAATATGTTCCTCGACCAACAACAGTATTACTACTAGTTGAAGTTTTCACGTTTCCTGTCAAGGGGATGCTGTTCGCAAGAGCATAACTCTTAGCGATAAACAAATAATAACGAGTTGGGTTTGTTTCACTCACCGACTCAAAAGTCTGAATCGCTTGATGAATTCTAAAATGACGAGGAACTAGAACTGACATTTATTAAGCAGAAGCCGTATAAGTTACGTTGATAACGTCACCCGAAGCAACAGTCTTATCACCGCCTGTGAATAGACCAGCAGAATAAAGGACGCCAGAGAATCCACCTTTTTTAGCAGCACCAGCAGTACCAGTGTTATTGTTAGCCATAAGGAAGGTGCCCTTTACCGTATCCGAACCTGTTACAGAAAACACAGCCGCACTAGAAGTTGCTTTTGAACCAGATGAAGCAGCAGAAAATACGGGTTGAGGACGATCAGTCTGGGAATAGTTTGTGAATTCAGTCCAACCTGTATGTGAGTTTGCTGTATCACCAGCAGCAACAGCAGAGTAGCCACTTGTGCTGATAAGACCCAAAAATACTTTACCCCCAGCAACCGCTGAATATGTATTGCTGGCTAGATATGTGTTTAGAAGATGATTCTTACCTTGCGTTGTTACAAGATTATCGTACTTTTCTTCCCACTTAAGATTTCCGTGTACGTCGAAGCATTGAGCGACATACTTACCTGTTACATTAACTGATTCCACTTCTTTTGCTCCTCTGATAACAGAAGCTTCTGTTGCTTCTAATGGTGTGATGATTTCTGACATAAAAACTCCTAAGCGTATTTATATTGATTACGGACCCGTGCTGTACCAAATTCTCGTATTTGCGCTTGTTGGAATGAAATTCGTACGGATCGTAAACGCTGTGTTCGAAAAGATCGCATTGACGTTGTATATCGTCGAAGTTTCGTCTGGTGTTCCAGGATTTGTGATAATATACAGATTTGAACCAGGTCCACCAACGCTGATTGATCCTGTATTTGCTCTGAGCGCACCATTGGCGAAAAGTGCTCCAGCTTCGCCTGATGTAACGAGACGTGGTGTTCCATCGAATGTTCCAGCAGTAATTCCTGCATAAGGTGTAATTTGAAGTGAAGCATAGTTTTGAATTTGACTGTTTGCATACTGCACACTTGCATATACGCCAGACATAAGTGTGAAACGCTGACCCTGATGAACAGCAATTGATGTAACGGATTCAGTAATCTGTGTATTAGCAACAAATGTGGCTGTATGAGTAGCAGTCGATGTAACAGATTCAGCTCTTGCAGTGTTAGCAACAAACGTAGCCGTATGATCAGCTGTTGACGTGACGGATTCGGTGATTTGAGTATTAGCAACAAACGTAGCGTTTGGTGTTTCTGTCGACGTTACTGCTTCAGCGATTTGAGTAGTTGCAACGAATGTAGCTGTGTGCGAAGCTGTTGATGTTACTGATTCGGTAATCTGTGTGTTGGCTACAAACCAAGCTGAACGTGAATCATTAGTTGTGACAGATTCTGTCACATTCATACCATTAGTGTATTCTGCTGTGCCGTTGTGAGAAGCAGTCGCAGTAATCGATTCTGTAATACTTCTACGAATAACAGATGTTGCTTGGTCTACTACAGCAGGACCTGCATTGACACCAGAATTGATGATATAGTCGCCAAACATTTTCGTTCCTGCAGGATGCAGCAACGCTTTGACTATATCTTTATATTTCTCTACTGTTTCTGTCAGACGAAGAACATAAGAAAATTCTTGATAGTAATCGTTATCTTGTAGTCTATTGTTCCAGCTCAAAAATCCTTTTGTGTCGATGTAGCGACCAGGGAAAACAACAAATCCAGATGGTTTAACTGTTGAAGTAGAATCATATGATTTCTGACGAATAGTGTATTTTGTATTAGCAGCTCCGCTCACGCGCGAACCAGTATAGCTATCTGTTATAGAAGCAGTAGTTTTGCTTGTGTTTTTTAAAGTGGCAACACCAGTTTTAGTGAAATTTGCGCCCGGCTCTGTAATTGTAACTTTGGTTATCGTTCCAGGTGCTGTATTCGCGACTACAACACAATTGTTTCCTAGGATATTACCGTATGTGTCAGATATGTTTAATTGAGTTATGGTGCTATCTTTAATCGTTATCGTAGGTAACGTAGTATAACCATATCCTGGATTAATGATAGAAATAGCATTGATGCTGTAAATATCAGTGCTACTGAATTTAAATGCGGAAACTAAACGAGTGTATGCATTTGCACCGGCAAGGCCAATGTATGCGCTTACTCCTGTACTGATTGTAACAGGAGAAGGATAAACGGCAGCGAATGTTTGGGCTGTAGATATTGTTGAGACACGCAGAGTGTTAGCACATCCAGGCACACGAACAAGATCACCAATATTTAACTGATTGATGAAGTCTGTTCCTTGACCTATAACATTAAGAGAACCAGATTGTAGTTTAACGGTTCCTGTTAGTTTGGTTCCTACAGAAGCAGTGTTCTGTCCTATCGAAACAAAAAAATTATTAGCGTTGATAGGAACATTTTTCATAGGACCTATCAAATCCGTATTGATACTTAATCCAGCGATAGGTTCAGAGCTGAAAGAAGAAATAGCAGCCTCAAATCCTGTTCCATTTCCGCCAGAAATGATTAGCTTCGTTCCGTCTTTCGTATATCCGTTGCCACCTTTAGAAATTTTAGCGTAAACAGCACCTTCGTTTTTAACTTCTGTAACTAATCCATATGCTGGCTGAGTAGAACCAGCACCTTCAATCTTAACAGTATCGCCTATAGCATTATAAGCTCCACCGTCTATGACAGAAACGCTAACAAGAGATCCGGTTTGCGCATTAACCGTGCTATAATTATTTGTGTTGTCTATGTCAACAATACGTTCGCCATCGGCAAATGTTCCAACAACTTGTTCAATGTTAAGATCGTACACTGTTAATCCAGACGCATCCTTACAGATAATGTCTTGAACGAATGCTGTTGCACCAGATTTTAAACCTCGAATTCTTCTACCTTCAAATAGTCTTGGATTTATACTGAATGGTGCTCCTACGCGAAGACGAGTTTCTCTATACCAACGACCATCAGACGCACGAAGAATGTCATCGCCCGGATAATAGAAATCTAATTCTTTACCGTAAAGTGTTCTGAATAGGAAACGAAAAGATTCTTGCGAACCACGGGCGCGATAAAACTCACGAATGTGTTTTACAAGTAGTCTCTTATCAGCCAATGCGCTGCTTGGAATGTTGATCATAAACTCTTTGCGGAAATACTCCACAAAAGAATCAATGGTTCTGTCGATATCTACATTATCTTGGATAGAACGAGCTTGCTTTACTGCATTACCGTCCTGTTCCATATACTCGAAGTATGCTTTCAGGAATGCGACAAACTGTGGACCTTCTTCACGAACGAACCCAGGAAACTGTGTTTCGATCTGTGACGAAATCTTGGTGAGTAGTTCGTTTGCGCCTGAAATAGCCATTAGTAATTATACAACTTTACTTTAGGTAGTAGTACGGTTGCGGTTTGACCAACAGTATCGATATTCGTAGCAGTAGCCACGACTCTATTTGTTGAATCGTCGATAATGTTAACATGACTCTGCGAGATGAGTAGTATCTGATTGCGAATAGGCGTAATGTTTGGATAACGTGGAGCCACGATTACACTGATCGATGATCCTGTATAAGATGAAGGCAAAAAGTTGTTGATTGTTACAATACCAGTTTCATAATCTATAGTTCCTATGTTCGTGCTTAGATATTCTCTACCTAAGCGAGATGAACCAGAAATATAATAGATTCTTACTGTTCCATATCCATTATCGTCGAAGAAACACTCTTGACCCAAGTACACAAAAGGTGAAGATGTCAAACAACCGTATGAAACGGAAGTACCAGCGCCAGCGGAGTCACCTATATTTTGAATTGGATTGTTAAAGTTCAATATGTAATTATTAACATTCGTTACAGAAGGAACAAATGTTTTTTTGATACGAATATCTGCTGTGGTAGTCAAGAACGAATCATTTGTGTTATCGATATGAGTTAAGAAACGTGAGTATCTAAAATTTTTCGAAAAATTAGATAGATAATCGTGTTCAAAATCAATGATCTTTTGTGCTACATCAGAAGCTAATTCTCCAGCAGTTTTCGTTGTAGCCACTTTGTTATATCTAACATCAACATAAGGCACAATAAACAAATACGTCGGATCTACAAGTTCGACGTCAATCGACTGAACATTATATTTTCTGATGGCATTACGGATATCAGCTTTTCTGTTATCGGATAATGCGATCCCTGATTTTGGCTTAATTGAAATGAACACTTTTCCGTAAATAGGTGGTTCATTTTCTTCTCCACCCCATACAGAAACAGCTTGAATGTCTGGATTTTCGCGAAGAATGATTCTTTCATGATCGCCAGCAGTTACTGAACGATTTTGTGTTTCATACAGTTTTGGTGCACGGAAACGCACTGATTCTATATCTTCAATGTTTGCGCCACCTGAAGCACGACCGATAGGTTCGATGCTAAATGAGTTACCATCTATTGTGCTGACAGAAGAATTGAATACGTTTGCGCCATTAGGCGCTTCACCGTTACATACACGATAGGAAACATCAACAAAGCTTGATGTAGCTGGCTGTTTACCTAGAACATCGTCACCAAAAGAAACCTTATACTTATATTCTCTGTCAGCTTCTACGAAAAACACCTGACTGCTAGAATTGACAGTAAGGATATCATTCGCAGGGATGTAGGTTTGAACATTTCCGCTTGTCGTGACGCTTACAGTTATGCTATCGACTTCGACGTTTTGATTAGGGAGCACGAATGAAGTATTCGATAAACGATTGAAAATGTAACGATGTGTTAGAGGATTACCTTCTACGATATTGATATATCCAGTGAATCCGTCAGAGCTGTTAGCAGAAATCGTATATGTTTGTGGCGTAACGAACGTATACGAAGCGCCATTTACTGTCGTCGTGAACTTAGTATTTTTAGGAATACGGATTGAACGAAACGTGCTATTTGCTGTAGTCGTTGGAAAGAATATCTGAATGTTAGCAGTAGCGCCGCGAGCAGAAGTAGGCGTATATCCTAACTTCTTAGCATGAGACACGACGCTATCATATTTCTGAGCAGTATCTAGGAACGACTCATTCATTGCCATGTTAACATAAAACGCATTGTAATATGTGTTGTAGGCAAGAAGATCCAGCAGCGTACCCAACGCTGAGTCTGCGAAATCGTAATCTGTGAATTCGGGCTTAGAAGCGATGTAATTGCGAAGATTCGCACGAATCGTATCGAAATCTAATCCTGCTACAATAAGATCTGTATTGACAGCCATTAGCGAACCTTATTTAAATTGACATCTAGCTGCATATCGTTCAGCGTCGTCTGATTTTTGAATCTAATGTTAATTGTCATGGCGTTATTGTCTGGATTTTCCAGAACGTTTACAGAACCGTTGTCAAGAAGCACTCTAGGCTCGTAGTTCTTTATAGCGGTTTCAATCAAATTTTCATAGTCTGAACGAGTTACTGATGTATGCAAATCGAAAAGTCGCTTACGAACATCTCCACCATAGTTTGGGCGAAACGGACGCTCGTAGCGATCAGTGAGGATAAGATTCTTAAGCGCCTGTTTTACTGTGTCATCGTCTTTCTTCATCAACAACTTACCAGTCGACGGATGACGTCGAAACTGTAGATCGAAGTCTCTATTGACAACTTTAGTAAGAGAAGCTGGTAAGGGTCTTTTTTTCATACTTATCCTTTTTGTTATTTATTCGTATTAACCCTTGACAAACAACAATTACACCGTTATAATATGAATTGTATCAGGCGGTTGTAGTATTAGCTTTATCTGTTTCTTCGATAACGGCTAGTGCTTCAGCTACTGACATGGTTGGTTTTATTCGTGGATACTTCTTAATTAGTTCTGGATAACTATATTTCGTAAGCTTACTGTAATCTACCATAGCCATAAGTTCTTGTGTATGCTTTTCAATCTTAGCAGTTAACTCCATACGTTTCTTTTCTTGCGCAGCCAATTTCTTGTCGTACCCGTATCCACCTGAACCCCAGTTAACTGTATTCGCATTTGGTCCTAGTTTCTGTGTTCCGCCTGATGTTTTCGCAGCTGTGTCAGATATCATATTTAGTTGAGGTGCAACAGTCGAAGCTATTCCCATGAACTGCGATAGTGGTTTAGAAAGATCAGAAATTGCCGACGCAGCAGCTCCTTCAGCAAACAAATTCTTCGGACGAATAGGCTTGACTGGATCTGGTGGCTTATTAGTTTTCTGTGGATCTTTTGCGTTCTGAGTAGGCGCAATTCCAGGAACAGGCAGCATTTTCATAATGCCTCCTGGGGATAAACTCATATTCGGAACCATCGAGTTGATGTTAAATCCTGCACCAGCTAATCCAGCTGCGATAGTTCCTACACCTCCAGCTCCCAATGCTTTCGCAGCAACAGCGCCTGTTATTCCTCCAGCCACACTTCCTGCTGCGCCACCTATCGCACTTTGCATAGCAGATCCTAATGAACTAGCAACAGTTCCTGCTATCATTTTTGAAGCGAGTGCATTGACATTAATCATAGGGAACTGAGCATGGATAGAAGCAGCTTGTGCGGCAAATGCTCCTGGTCCACGAGATACTGCTGCCATCATTCCAGAAACTTGACTTTGTAGATTTACAACTTTAGCAAGTTCATCTGCTCCTGGAATATCAGAAAGCAGATTGCTTTTCATAGCTGTAAAGATAATAGCAGTTGGTCCTTTAAGACCAGCATTCATAAGAGTTTTGACTGTTGCAATTTTATTGACGATATCTGCAGCACCAGAACCTTTAATAGGTAACTGACTTGTTACTCCGTTTATCGCTCCCTTGAATGATTCCATAGCAGCGCTTACACCAGGAGGTAGGAAATTAGCAGCAGCACCGCTTAATGCTGATGATAATCCGCCTCCTAATGCTCCACCAACAGCTCCAGCAAGACCACCAGTAAGTCCACCAGCGATAGCACCAATAGGTCCTTGAGCTAATCCTGCGATTCCTCCAGCGATACCAGCTCCAGCAAGCACGCCGTTTAGAGCAGCACCTACGGGACCACTTAGTGCGCCGGAAATATTCCCCGTGAGCGCATGAGTGATACTTGGATCAAGTTGGAATGGTTTTGGTTTAAATCCAAGCGGATCGCGAAGCATAGCAGCCGCATGTTCAACATTGATCATTCCTGGAAATTTACTGTTCAGCTCGTCGATTTGATCAACGATTCTGTCAACACCTTTATAGACTACAGGTATACCACTGATAACGTATGTTTGTCCAGGAATCGCGTTCGGAAATGCAGCAGAAACTTTGCTGTCAATTCTTAACTGATCTGCTGTTGAAATTTCGTCTGCCATATTAACCTTTAACCAGAATACGTAGGAATGAATTTACCTTTTGGAGGAATGACTCCGGCTGTATCGAGCTTAGTGCCGCCATCAGTTTCTGTCAAGAACTTACCACCAGCTCCAACGCGAACATCGTTTCCTGTAGAAAAGATACCAACCTTATAACCTTCAGCAGCTACGACTGTGCCACCAGAACCTTTACTTTTCACTTCAACGTAATAGTCGTCTCGTATGAAAGTGCCTGTAGCAGCTTTCATTTGTATTTGAGCAGTAGAAGCGATACCTATATTATCGCCTGCTCCCAGTCCCATTTGACCACCAGCAGTTAAAGCTACTTGTCCTCCGGCACTAATAGAAGCATCTGTAGAAATATTCTGCTGATATTCTCCACCAACCGAAGAGTAATAGTTCGACAATACAGACTGAACTTTAGTTCCGCCTGTAGTTTCATCACGATCCCCAGAACTACGATGAGAAGTAACGCCGTTTACTTGGACACGCTGATCTCCACCAACTTCATGGAAATGGCCTGCTTTAGACTTAACACGATAATCACCGTGTGTGATTAATTCGTAATCGCCGCGCACTTCTTGCTTAAAATTCCCGGTAACGTGCATATTGACATTACCCTTTACAGTGATATTGAAATCGCCGTTAATGTTTTGATCGCGCCCATTGTTGTTGAACTCTTGTGTCCTACCTTCAACTTTCGAAATCATAGCGCCGTCGTCTTTGATTTCGATGAATGTACCCGAAGCATGATAAATGTGAATTCTACAATCACCAGGCGTGTTATCAAATTCTACGATATGACCAGCTTCAGTTGTAAATGTGTGGTTACCGAGATACTCGGATTTCTTACCACCTGGTTCCTGTTCTTTATATTCAGCCATCAATTATCCTTATCCGAATGGTGAAGTTGGAGTTACGTTTTGATCACCTGGATTTTGTTCGATTAAAGTTT